TCATATCCTTTTACATCACAATCATATTCGGTAGAATTAAACGAATACTTTTCACAATAAGCACCAAACGAAATAGGAGAAGCTTCAACAAGAACATCATCAATCATGTATTCAGCTTCACCTAACGCTTTATATTCTTCATCAGTTAATGCCATATCAATAACATTTAGTAAAACTTTGCAAACCCCAGTAGGGATGAAGGAGTGGTAGGGAGCGGAGCATCTGCAACTCAACGAGTATTCTTAGCACAATAACCGATAACATCGTACATGATATTATGAATAACAGCTTCAACACTATTATTTGTTTCATCATAAATATCAACATCCAAATCAGGATTGATAGCTTTAATCGCTCGTTTCGTATTAGTCAATACCTCTTCACCATCTTGAACTGTATTAAGTTCATATTGACAAAGAGTATTTCCATTAGACATTGTAACTTTAACTATAACCATAATATAATTAGATTAAAGATCAAACATATCAATAGCAATAATATCAGGTATAAATATAATATGATAAAGATTATAAACACATTCATAACCTTTATCAAGATCATCAAATTCATCAGAATTTATATTATACTTCATCTTATATTCTTGAAACGTACATCTAGTAATGATCAAAGCAATATCATTAATCAAAACATTTGTACAAATTGGCAATCTATTTTCTATCTTCTTCGGTAGTATCGGCATAAACAGAAGTTCCGTCTTCGTATTTCAGAGTTGAACAAACAACAGCAGTAAGATTATATCCCTTAAGATTAGCTCTAGCTTTAAGGAATTCCATCTTACCAACAGTATCAACATTTAAACCACTAGCAAACAAATGTTCTTCGAGAACTTGAACAGCACTCATAGAACATTGCTCAGCAACCCAAGTAATAGGAACCATCCAACGATTATGAATAATACGTTGATTACTACCCATACCACAAGGAGCTGTCCAGCATTCTTTCAAGACATAAATCTTATCTATATCTTGAATTTGATCTTCGGTTATAAGCATAATTTAATGTTTAAATACTTTATCAAATTCATTTTCTTTCATAAGAGTCATATAACCCTTAACAGGAATATTAAGTGCAGATCTTTTAATAATAATACCTTTTGTACCATATCTTTGATCATCTATAGCAAGAATATAAATTTTATCATTACCTAATTTAGAAATGCAATCATCACAAAGATCTCCTATAATTTTTCTAGGAGCTTCTTCATCTCCTTTAAGTTTACCTAATAAAGCAATACCTATTTCTTTGCCACAAATAGGACAAACAGTAATACTTGGATTAACTCCATGTTTTTCACTAAGTATAATATTTTTACTCATAATTTTAAATAAGCATGTTTAGTAGCTCTACTCATAGCAACATAAAGAAGTCTAAGAGCTTCACTAGGATTACGTCTAATACGTTTACCATATTTAGTTTGAAAATAGATAATATCATCTAGATCAATGCAAACATTTTCAAAGGTAGAACCTTGGCTCTTATGTGCGGTTATACCATAACCATAATCAATATCTTTAGCAACGAGTCTATTCTTATTAGCAGCATTGAGTCTATAGTCGGTCATAGTAAGATGAATATCTTTAAATCTAAAGTATCTAAACCATCTACTACGATCAGTACCAGTAAGAGCTTTATAATGAATTGCATTTAGCATAGCCCCAAAGTTATTCATGTTATTAGAATCCCAAAAATCAATGATCTTAAACATAGGAGTAACTTTACCATCAAATGCAGATCTCAATGTAATACAATAACAAGCAAGACCATTATCTGCTACATAATACCGAACATCATGAACAACATAATCTTCACTATTAATAATAATGGGAGATTTGTATTCATCAAATACAGTACGATATGCAGTAAACATATCATCTTTCGTTATCATACCTTGAGGATTATTCAGAACACCATCACGAATAAAAGTATTCCAAAATCCAATACAATCATTAGTAAAAGCAATAAGTCTAACATAATTAATATCCTTACTAAAGTTATCAGAACTAAACATTTCAATAACCTTATTGCGGAAATCAAGTTTATTCATAATAGTAAAACCTTCACCTTGAGCATTAATAGCTTCACGAGTTTGAAGAATATACTGATAGAAATTAGCAGTACCATTAATCAAATCAGAGCGAATAATACCAAACAATTCAAGCAAAGGATTACCAGCTTCTTGTCTAACAATTTGAGTTAAACGAAATTGAACATCAGTATGAGTAAAAGAAGGACTAATACGATTATAAGTATCTTCTTCACCTTTTCCTTTAGCAACAACATAAGGAATCTGAAGTTCATCCCCTAAGAATAGGAGTTTACATCGACACTGAATAGCCGTCTTTATGAGTAGATTAAACAGACCAGGATTAATCATAGAACACTCATCAATAATGACAAGTTTATAACCTCTCATTTTCTGTTCATCTATAACCTTAAAAGAAGGATTCTCAATGTTATAATCTTCAATATCTACATCAGGTCTAAGACCACATAGAGATTGAATAGTCATACCTTTCTTACCGGAACTATTTTCAAGAACTCGAAGAGCTTTATGAGTTGGAGCTGTAACACAAACCTTTTCAACTATCAAATAACGTACAAGATGCCGCATAATAAAAGTTTTACCAGTACCAGCATAACCACTAAGGGTAAAACTTATGGATTGTGATTGCCACCATTGCCAAATGGCATTAATAGCATCTTCTTGTTGTTCTTTAAAATAAGAAACGTTAATACGTTTGGCAGACCTAAGTAGCGCATCTTTATTAAAATCAGAACTCATTTACAACAACAAATTTATCAGATTTAAGAGCTTTATTAGGCTCACCATCAGGATTATTCCAACTAAGAGTATGCAAATTCATACGAGATGTATCTTTACTTTTAGAAAAATTTGTATCCATAATATAAGTACCTCTTTCAGTAATATAAAGA